GGAGCACCCGCAGTAACACCAACAACTTGGGAGTTTGCTCCTTATGGGGATGCTGGTGCTGCACTACAACCAAATGGTCAAGCAACATTTAACCAAGCAACAGAAGCACTTGGATTAACTGCAGCAGAAAACCAAGCAATTAAAGACCTTCTCACTCAACAACAGCAACAATCTGGTTTAGGAAATCCAAATCCAACTGATGCTGCTTGGATTACAAAGTCTGTGACTTTACAGACTGGAACAGTTTATACAATGTCTTGGAACTACATTGGAACTGATTATGTTCCTTTCAATGATGGTTCTATTACATCACTTGTCTATCAGGGAACAGGTTCATCTCCAACAGTAACAGTTAATAATCAACTTCAAAACTATGCACTGCTTGGATTTACCAATCCAGGAACTGGTGATTATTCAACTGGAACTTATGGTTCTACTGGATGGCAGTATTCAACATATCAAGTAGGTGCAGATGGTGATTATCTCTTAGGATTTGCAGTATTCAACCTCGGAGACACTGCACTTTCTCCAGTTCTCTTAGTTGATAGTCAGCCTGGAACTACAACACAGAACGGTCAAGCATTTACACCTGTTGCTCCAAACAATCCAGATGCACCATCTGTTGATGAAGTAGCACCAACTCCAACTCCAGAACCAGAACCTACTCCAGAACCAGAACCTACTCCAGAACCAGAACCTACTCCAGAACCAGAACCTACACCTGAGCCAACACCAGAACCTACTCCAGAACCAGAACCTACTCCAGAACCAGAACCTACACCTGAGCCAACACCAGAACCAGAACCCACTCCAGAACCAGATCCAACTCCAGAACCTACACCTGAGCCAACACCAGAACCAGAGCCAACTCCTGAACCCACACCAGAACCAGAACCACCAACATTATTAAACTCTGTAACTGTTCCTGCACCAGGACTTCCAGTTGTTGTTACTACCAAAGTAACTCATAAGGCATCTGAGAAGGATGGAGTTCAAAAGATTAGAAGAGATTTTGCAACTACAAGTCAAACTCCTCTATTACAGCAAGATACTTATAGTGATGGAACTGTTATAAGTTCTTTACTTCTTTCTGTTGATACAAAGAATACTCATGATGTTCTTTCTGGACGCACAGACCAATACGATGTTTTAGATAAGATTGGTGGTGGATTACAAAACCTTCTTATTCATGAACCATCTAAACCAGATTCAGACAGAGTAAGAGTATTCAGCAATAACTATTATTCATGGTCTTCTGGTGATTATGGATACACTGGTAAGTCTCTGATTATTGGTGGTGGATTAGAAATTGATATCAAACCAACCTGGACTATTGGTGGTCAGTATAATAATGTGAATATTGATTTAGGTGGTGTTGATAGCACTTCTAATCTTGTTAAGAGTCATTATGGTTTCTTTAATATGTTCCGTGGAAATACATTATCACTCTTAACTAATGCTGGTTTCTCCCAGAACAAATATAATGTATCAAGAAATGTTCAGGGTATCTTTAATAATGAAAGTTCAACACAAGGAAAAGAGTGGTTTGTTAATAACAGATTATTCTGGCATCTCAATAAGAACATAACTCCATTTGTTGGATACACTGTTGGTAATTATCAGAGAGATGGTTTTACTGAAACTGGTTCAGTTCAATCCAGAAGAACCGTTGATGTTATAAACAAAACTTCACATTCTGGTGAGGTTGGTCTAAATATTTCACATCGTTTTGGTGGTAAGAAAAAGGATTTATTCGGCATAACTGTCGGTGGTTCTTATGAAACCAGCGGAATGATTGAGGCAAATGCTTCTGTTGATTATAAGGAAATGGTAATCGTTGAAGGAATACATCAAATCAATGATGGTGTTTCTAATACAGTGGTGTCTGCGAAACTTAAATTTAAGTTTTGATTTACCTAAATATGAGGTAGAACATCATCACATGGACTGATGGATAAGAAAAAGGAGAATGCTTTGGGGCAAGTAATTCGTATTGCCATCCTTGGATGGTCTGCTGCTCTTCTTACCGCAAGTTATGCTGGGGCTCTATCCAAAATGGACCCCACATTTATTGCTACAGTCTTTACTGCTTCTGCTGCAACCTTTGGAATTAATACCATGAAGAAAGGTGGAGATGATGAAGATGAAAAAAAAGAAGAACCTAAAAGAGAAGAGGTAATTGCTGCTCCACCAGAACCAGAAGTACCAGAAACTCTTGAAGCAAGAGTTGAAGCACTTGAAACCAAAGTAGAAGATGGTGAAGGATACGTTCAACCTCGTACAGGGGCATAATGTCCAAATCATCAAATAAAGGCAAGAAAGGTTCTGCTGGTGGAAAACAATCCAAGCAGAACCAGGGCAATGCCTCTGCAAAGAAAGCAAAAAACGGTGGTAAGAAAAATTGATGGAGTTTATTGCTTTTATGGTAGTTGGTTATTTTGAACTTAGTCCAGGTCAATGCCAACTTGAATATTTCCGTTATAATGAAATACACGCACTAACTATCCCATGCCAAGAGAATGGAACACTCCAAAGAGGGAGTGTTGGAATGCTCCCATCCATCAAATACTCAAAGCCATAGATAATCACACCCGTCTTTTTATGGAGACGGGTGATTTTTGGCACGAAGAACAGGCAAATATATTAAGACAATATCTAAGAGATTTGAAAGATTTTATTCATAAAGAAGAGGGAAGATAATGAATGAATTTCCTTGGGGTGTTGTAATATTATTATCCTGCGGACTTGCCTTTACTGCATATATCATTTACTACATATTAAAGTTAGCAAACGAGGAGATGAAAGATGAAACATCTGAGTCTAATTCTATCAATCACAAGTCTGGGCATTAGTGCTGCAATTGGTGTAGGAGCATACATTACTTATCAAAAAGCACAGAAAATCTTAGACAATCCAGAAGCATTTGTTGGTGCTGTTGTGGAGAAGCAAGTATCAAAAGCATTTGAAAAACTACCCATTCCTAAACTAAATACTGAGAAGTTCAAATTACCATTCTAATGGCTGACAAAGATCCTTACGTCTATAGAATACGTTCAGTACACAAGGTTGTAGATGGTGACACTATTGACGCTGATATTGATTTGGGTTTTGATATCTCCCTTACTAAGCGAATTCGTCTTGCTGGTATCGATACCCCAGAGAGCAGGACAACTGATGCGTATGAAAAGAAACTTGGTCTCGAAGTTAAAGACTGGCTCAAGCACAGATTAGAATTTGCTAAAGATATTCTCATTAAAACAGAACTACCCGATAGCACCGAGAAGTATGGTCGCATTATCGGTCATCTGTTTATTAATGGAGAAGAAATATCCATCAACAATCAAATGGTTAATGAAGGTTATGCTTGGGAATATGATGGTGGAACAAAGAAAAAGAACTTTGATGAACTTCTGGCAAAAAGGAAAAAGTGATATATTTCAATATTGTTAGATTATTTTTAATTATCTGGGCAGCATTAATGATTTCTGCTGTGGAATCAGTTGCGATTCGTACAGAAGGTCAAGTGGAACTGGAAAGTACAAGTCGTGATGCTTATGCTAAAGTACTTTTACTTGCAGTTGGTTCTTTTCTTGGTGATGCTGCCTTTAAGTTAAAGGGGAAAAAATAATTTGTTATGAGACCAACACGAAAAACACTTAAAAAATCGTTACATTTTTATATTAACTATTAAATAGTAAAGATTTGTTTAAGGTGTTACAAAATGACCACGGCACCAGCAAAGGATAAACGTAAAGAAGAGAAAGATAATATCTTTCTAGAAATTCTTTATAACGTTTTAGTTCAATTGCCAGCAATAATTGTTGTGTGGATTATTTCCAAATTTACTTCAGATTGAGAACTTAGCAGATAATTTTTTAGCAATTTTTTTAGCAGGGGCAAAGAGAGGTTTAAATCTTTCTTTGCCTTCTTTTGTGAACTTATCTTTGATTACATCATCAATAATGATTTTGTTATCAATCTCATAGAGGGCATTGATTTCAACTTGGTCACGAATGTATTGTTCTACATTAGTTACTTGTTCGACTAAACGAGTTCCTTCAGCAGAGTATTCAAAAACATCTACGTGACCACCTTCTGCTAAAACATAATGTAGAACTGGTTTAACTTGTTTGATTTTAATTTTAAACTTGTTCTTTGTTGCTTCTTTAATCATTGGTTCTGCTGCATTTTTTAATGCATTCAGAACAGTTGTTGATGCTATCGTAGCAGCAGTGGTAACTACTGCGACAGCACCAGCCGTAGCAACAAGAGAAGGGTCAGGTAAATTAATATTGACTCCATAGACACTAAATGTTGGTGTAGTTGTTGGTTTATTTGCAGGTATTTCAGCAATGGGAGTTTGAGCAGGGGGGGTTTGAGCAACCTGAGGCAGTTGAGGTGGGGGAGTAGTATCAGGTAATCCCCTCTCTTTTGGTTTTTCTTCCTGCTGTTGTTTTTCCCTTTCTGCTTTTACTGCAGCATCAAATTCTGCTTGAGTTGGAACATTAATAACTGGATATTTAATCGTAGTATTTGGTACATCAACAACGGGTACTTCTAACCCACGCACTACTGGTGCTTCAACACTACGAAGTGCTGGTCTTTCTATAGTAGAAATTACAGAAGGACCAGCAATTCTATTGGTGTTTGGATTTGGAATGTTAATCGGATTATTTCCGATGATTGGTCTTAGATTTGGATTATTAATTAATTCTATTGGTTCCATTAACCACATCCTCAACTCGTGGATACTTCACAACTACATCTGCACAAACTTTGTAGTAAGGACTTTCTGGGTGGAACATTATTCCATTCTTATGTGCTTCACCGCATTTTAATAATCTTACAAGTTCAAAATCTAATCTTGCTTTATCAGTTTCTGCCTGTTGTCTAGCAATTTCAGTTTCTGCTCTTTTCTTGCACAAGTTCATTAGAGTTCCATCCAATGGAATATTAAGTCCAGCAGAAATTCCCCAGTTACCATTTCGTGATGCGAATGATTCTGGGTCATCACTATTGTTATTACTACTCATTCCAAATGGAGAAAGTGAAAACGTTGCTCCTTGGCAACTTACCCCACCACCATAAGTGTTCAATGCATATGGACCTTGTAACACCTGAACTGCCTGGTTTGTTACGTTACCCGTAGCAGATGCTGAAGGTCCTGCAATATTAGTATTACTTGGTGCTGGAGTGCTTTGTGCAAATGCAGTTCCAGTTGAAATTATTGCGTAAAGACAGAAATTGATGTAGTGGTGGATTGTGTTTCTGTGGTGCGATCTATCCATGTTTCTTTTGCCACTCCAGGGCCGAGATAGGTTTCACTGAACTGGAATGGAGCACCTTGATTCATGATACTATAATTTGCTCCCTGTTGAGGAGTGCCAGGAATGTTAATATTAGTTCCAGTCACAGTATATGATGTGCCAGTTGTATATTCAACTTGGCGGATTGTTTCTATAACTTTTGTAGTAGATTCTGTAGTCGCATTGATTGTACCCCTAGTGAAATTAGGTACAACACTTTCTGCTAGGGCAGGAGAACAAAACCCTAGCAGGAATAAACCTGCTAGGATATGTCTCATTTGAATACGCTCAGTTCAATACTACGTTGTGCAGTTGCAGTAGTTCCAGCACCACCAGCAGTTACAGTAGGAACACCAGTTGGGGATAAGGTTCCTGCGAGAGTTCCTTTCTCACCACCAACTTGAGTTACACTATCTCCATAAAGATTTGGAGTTCCAATAACACCATTAGTAACTGTTTGAGTTGTTACAGGAGTATCAGCAGCATTAATAGATTCTGAGAAACTAAATGCTTGACCTGGAGTATTGATGTCATAAGTTCCTGCACCACCAACTCCACCGAATGAGGATGATTGGATATTGGTTCCTGATGCGGAGTAGGATGCTCCTATTCTGGTTGATTGAATAGCAGCACCGTCAACTTTTAATTGTACGGAATCGGTGATTCTTGAGGTGATTTCAGCAGCACTGACGGGAATGGTGAAGAATAACGAAAAAACAAATAATAGTCTTTTCATTTTCTTATTTTGTGGTATACACTAAAAATATTTAGGTGAAAATAAATACTTAAAAATGTAGTTAGTTTAATACTTTCAATGAATACTTATTCTAGAGCGATGAGACATATCGATATGAAAGATGTTAAACAAAAACATCAAGAAAAAATTATTGAAAAACAAATAAAAGAAGAAAGGCAAATGCAAGAGAATGAACATATCCTTTCTGCATTAAAGGATAAAGAAAGTAATTGGAGATCGGAGTTGTTCGGTTAGTTGTCATCTAAGGATGGCTTGACAGGGATTTCTGACCGTGCTACTATAAATAGGTAAACAAATGTTACGGATTTCTCATAAATCTTAACATTGTCAACACCCCTTAAACCGAGACCTCTAGGGTGTATAAATTACGTCTCTCATACCCAGTCTGAGGGTGACTGGGGAATAGTATCACCACCATTTCCCTGATGGTCTTACTACTCTTTTAAGAAAAAATGACTGCTACAATTTCACGTCAACAATCACAATCAAATATTTGGGAACAGTTCTGCAACTGGGTTACTTCAACCGATAATCGTCTTTATGTCGGTTGGTTTGGGGTCCTGATGATTCCTTGCCTACTTGCTGCTACAACCTGTTTCATTATTGCATTCATTGGTGCTCCTCCTGTGGACATTGATGGTATCCGTGAACCCGTTGCTGGTTCACTCATGTACGGAAACAACATCATCTCTGGTGCTGTGATTCCTTCGTCCAACGCAATTGGACTGCACTTTTATCCAATTTGGGAAGCTGCTTCCCTAGATGAGTGGCTATATAATGGTGGACCATTCCAATTGGTCGTCTTCCATTTTCTAATCGGTATCTATGCCTACATGGGTCGTGAATGGGAACTGTCTTACCGACTGGGTATGCGTCCTTGGATTTGTGTTGCCTACTCTGCACCCGTTGCTGCTGCTTCTGCAGTGTTCCTGGTCTATCCCTTTGGTCAAGGATCCTTCTCTGACGCAATGCCTCTTGGGATTTCGGGAACTTTCAACTACATGCTTGTTTTCCAGGCAGAACACAACATTCTTATGCATCCTTTCCACATGTTGGGAGTTGCTGGTGTCTTCGGTGGTTCTCTTTTCTCTGCTATGCACGGATCTCTTGTCACCTCTAGTCTTGTACGTGAGACGACAGAAAATGAGTCACAGAACTATGGATACAAGTTCGGACAAGAAGAAGAGACCTACAACATTGTAGCTGCTCACGGTTATTTCGGACGCCTTATTTTCCAATATGCTTCCTTCAATAACTCACGTTCACTGCACTTCTTCCTTGCTGCTTGGCCCGTTGTAGGAATCTGGTTCACTGCTCTTGGTGTTAGCACTATGGCGTTCAACCTCAACGGTTTCAACTTCAACCAGTCCATCATTGATAGTCAGGGTCGTGTACTCAA